GCAAACATTGTATTCCTTTTAAACTAAAACAACATGCAGGACAAAAAAAACACATCGACAGTAAAAAATATAATTATATTAGAGCTGATACTTGCAGCGTTTCTGCACCTGATTGGATCGTACATATCCGCTTCTTTCGACTTGTCTGAATGGAGCATAGCCATAAGGGCCATTATAGCAATAATCTTCTTGCTGTCGTCTGTATACATTTTCCTTTTATCTTATAACGAAGAGTAAACAAAATGAAATATTACAAACAAAGAGATCCTGTTTTACAAGAAATAAAGATTGGCGTTATTATACTTTTTATATTTGCATTTATTGCATACATGCTAGGATCATTCGTTAGCGCCTCTTTAAACATACAGGACTGGTCAGAAAAACTCCGTTATTTCTGTGCCTTTATGTTTTTTATCGCAGCTATATTTACGTTGGTTTTTGTTTCTATACGAATAGATAATTTATATTAACAACAAAGGGGCTAAACGCCCCTTTTACTTTAACAAATGCTTATAATCGTTCGCCGGATCTTTTGACCCATACCGGTACATGTGAAAGACATATAACCCTGAAGCAATACCTAACTTAAAACATTTGTTTTTAGCATCAAAACAAAACTCTATATCAAACCGGATAGAATCCTCCTTGAACTTAATTTGATCCCAAACGGAACGCCTAAACCACATGCAGGCAGCAGCGATAGGGCCATTTGTTGGTATTACGGTTAGTCTGTCTGGACCACTTGCTCGCTCTATCGCAATATCTTTTTGATAGGGTACATCCATATTATGGATTTCGGATTCGGATAGCATTTGCAACTTAACACCTATACGGTTCATCATGCAGCCAAATACATTGACATCCGGATTGGCTTCTGTTATTTCTTCTATCTGTTTGCCCCAATAGGGCGTCAAAAACATCACATCTCCGTCCGTGATTACTATTATGTCATCCGGGTTGGGAATGAGCCCTAAAACGCGGTTTAAATAGCCGCCAAAATTCTTCCCTGAATCCCAGGTGCGAAATACATATGTGTTCATAAGTCGTCATTGTTCTTTTTAATAATTTCAATTATATCAACATTAACATCCCGCCATGTCCTATCACATGAGCTATAACGAAGTATAATTTTATTGCATTGAGTGTCGTATATATCAGCCACATCAAACAGTTCGTTTGCAATATGCCGTTTGCATTCCTCAATATCGTCTGACATACATAGCAGATCATTCAATCCACCTAATGGATAATAAGTGTATGTAGCAAACAATAAATAACGATTCATAAATCCTCTTGTTTAAAATCGATGAACGAATCCGTGCGCCAATCGTATACACAGCGTATTGCACGGTATAAAGTGTCGTATACATGTGCCCATTGGTATCCAGTCATCCCCGGTTCTCTCTCAAATACCTGCATAGCCTCTTCTTTTGTATCGTAATCCCCGGCAAAATCACACATCCCGCCGCATGGATAAAATTTAATACCTGTGAATAATAAATATCGTTTCATAAAGGTGTAGATTGTAAAATTGTTGATCACCAGCGCTCGTGAAATTCGCTCTACAGCGAACACACGCTACTTGTGTCTGAAAAATGCAGTTGTGTTTTCTCTGTCATATTTTTTAAATTCTGTGTTTACTTGCGGTCCGTGAATGATTCTTTTGTCAAACTTCGTATATGCGATATAGTTAAATGCTGCCATATCCGTCATTCCTGTATCTTCAGTTCCTTTATAGTGTTTTTCAACCTGGCAGAAATGATAGAAGTCGATCAGTTCAGTTAGAAAATCTATAATTAGATTTACTTCTCCGCCAAGCAACCCGGCATTTAATAGTTGTTGTGGCATGCCTCCGTTTCCGTACATAAACTGTCGTAAGATTGGGTTTTTATGATGCGTAACCATCCACTGACAATTAGTTAATGCGTTTTCATCGCCTGTATAAATCTTACCATATTCCATATCACCGAATGGATTCCTAATCATTTCTACGTCTGTGGCATCCACGCAAAACACTTTATTCAGTCCCCCTCTCCGCTCTATAAGAAAATCTCTGATACTTATCCACCGCTGAAAGTAAGGCGTTATAGAAGATTTTACCTCTATTGCGTTAACGAATGGATGAACCCACAAACACTTGTCTTGTATACAGCCGTCATGCAAAATTGTTAGCTCGCATCCGTTTTTTTCTGTTGAATATACAAGCGCTTCAACTTTTGAATAATCGTATTCCCATTTTTCGCCAGCACGCTGCGGATCTGGAACACCTGTAAAGAACGTTGTAATGACCATATTATCTTTATCAGACTGATAGGGGCAATATATTTCTAATCCTTTCCGAGAAAGGTATATTTGTTTGTTCCTGGCGATCCATTTCTGACGCTCTTCGGCCCAGGTTGTTGACGTTACTTGCTGATGTTCGTCTAAACAATAAAACAGCTTATTGCTATCCTTTATGTCCATGTAGCGATAGCGGGTCAAACCAGCTTCATATATGCGATCACTTAGGTCGGCGTGTTCAAATCCCCAGCGACCAAAAATAGGGTCAAATCCTCCTACTTTTTGCAAGCAATCGTTATGAAAATACAGCATTACGCCACGGGCGTGCGAATAGGCTACGTGATCAATATCCGGATTATTTGTTTGCTGATGCGGTGTTGTAAATTCTGTTAGTACAATGGTATCATTGAGTTTTACAGGTGTTGCGAAATCCTTAAATATATACATTAAATGCGGCTCTGGGCTATACACATATGGTTGCCACCAGTTTTTACACACAGGCCATGTATCATCATCTAGTAAAAAGATATGATCACATCCATTCAATAACTCTAAGCATTTGTTTTTTGCAACAGCAATTCCCATGTTTTTATTAAACATATAAATCCTATCAACAAAGCTCATTTCTTCTTCTGTCAGGACTCCCTGGAAAGGCGTATCGCTCGCATCGTCTACTATAACCAATTCCACGTTACAATCGGGCCTAAATTCAATTATTTTCTTCAGTGTGTGTATCGCTATATCATGCCGATTGTGTACAGTAATACCGATTCCGATTTTGCTTGTATATGCGTTCATTTGTTTTGTTTTCTGACAATTTAAAAGGGGCCGAAGCCCCGTTGTTATTCTGGTTTGATCTCGTCCAATATATTCGGAAATGCTGTTTCTTCTTTACTCGTTGCTGGTGTTACGTATGCTGGATATTCCGCCTTCTCTTTCTTTGCACGCGGTTTGCGTTGTGGCGGCGTGCTGGTAATATTTCCTTCGTCTACCCAGGTGCCTGATATGCGATAAGTAACGCCATCTGCATCGAAGCTTACGGCAGAAATTTTCCCGTATTGCACATTATTTGCTGAATCGGTAAATTCTACCACTCCTCCCAATTTGAATTTGCTTTTAAATGTTCCCATTTTATTTTATTTTAATTGATGTTGTAATTATTTTTTTTATTCTATTGTTTCGTTTCAAATAACTCAACACTTCTACTAGCTTGTATTTTCTCAACGCTTCCGTAAACGTCATTACGCAATACCAATACATTGCTGTCTTTTATAGAGCTGATTGCGCTTTCATATGTTTTAAACAAATGTGCGTCAAATATATATGGTGTTATCCTGCTACCATCCGCCACAGCCATATACATTTTCTCATGGCCTATTGTCGAATCGGCGTTAAATTGAGATTTGGTTTTGTAGTAAAGCACTGCGATAAAATACTCCTTCATTGATATTATATTTTAAGTTGTTAAATTTAAATGTCTATTCAATTCCCACACATGAACAACCAGTCTATCGTTCACTAATTTAAATGTGCCCAAAAATTCACCGCATTGAGAAAATTCGTCTTCAGTTAGCGAATGCCCCGTCTCAACAACCCGCAGTGAATCTACCAGTTGTGTGTTGTTAGGATCGCACAGCACCCAGGCAAATAACCCCTCATCGCGCTGTGTACCTATGTGCAATATTTGGCAGTCTGCGGGCAATTTCACAATGTCTGATAGTATGCCATATTTATAAACTACTTTCATTGCCAAACGATTTGATATTTATAAAATTCATTCGTCAACATTAAATCGGCACATCTATTTCCTATAATCATTTATTTAATTTTAATAGCACATCAATCTGGGCCGCTATTAAAGCACCCGCTTTTGCAAGATCTTTAATACGGTTTTGTGGAGAAAGTTTTAACCAACTTTTATTCCATGGCCATACATTAAATGGAACTGATTCAGGAGCCGCATAGACAGACGCGGCTTTCGCTAATTCATCATCCCTATAAAGGATTACATCTTCAGTCGGATGAAACCCTTCTTCTTCTATTTGACGCCGACGCTCTTCAGCAATAATTTCAATACCGTTTTTATCTTCCATATTAGCGCGTTTAGAATGTGTAATGCTTTTCTATTTGTAAGTATGGTATCAGGTACATTTCGCCTGCCTTGTGTTTGTCTTTCAGGCCATCTAATACTTGTAACAACACTTCCAGTGCGGCGTTGTAAGTGTCGAACTTAATAGCTTCTTTGATAAGGGCCGATACGCCTATTTTGCCTTTTTCTTCCAGAGATTCTTCCAACCTTAAATAACAAGGTAAACTATCTAATTCATATCTGCATGATACAATAAACACCTCTTTCATTTTTTAGTAATTAAAAAGGGTTAAGGTTTCCGGCGCGCGAATACCGTACTCCCTTAACCCTAACAATATGTTTTTCGCGCTATGCGAATTTACTAATATAAATTGTATTTACAAAATAAATCCCCGCATAAAAATGCAGGGATGAATACGTAATAGCAAACGATTATATTGCAAATATATAAAAAACGCCGCACAAAAAGTACGGCGCTTTGGTTTTTCGAATATGAACTAGGTTCATGAGACTGCAATACAAATATAATAAAAAACTCCGCAAATAAAAATCTGCGGAGACTGTTTAAACTATGCTCAAAATTTATCCCACCTCAAATATAATACTTTATTGCTGTCCTTGATCTAAAAAGTTTGCATTTGGATCACCAAAATTTGTTCCTAAACCTATATCTGGCTGCGTTAAATCATCTAACAGCGTCCAGCTAGAAGGCACATAAATCTTATCCATGTTGGGATCTTTCATCCTGTCTTGCCCTTTCAGCTCCCTGCGCTCGTTTAACGTTATTTCAGGGCTTTTGTCGAGCCAGTCGGTTAGATCCTTCATATTCTGTTGCAGGACTGGTATATTGCTCAAATCCGCATCTATAAACGTTTTACTACCATCCTTTACCAGCACTTTATTGAATCCATCCCGAACGCGAATTACATCGGGGATAACGCCCTCTGTATAGGCAGATTTCTTATAAGCATCCTGGTTGTTAAACGTGCTTGAATCACCCGCATTGTAGTAAAAGTCGGGAGGCATTTTCCAGGCCGCTGCGAGTTGCTGAAAGCTTATTTTCTTAGATTCGATTATGTTCATGTCTACTGGGCTAATGCCGGTTTTAATTGCCCCCAATTTGCCAGCAGCCAGCATGATTTTATTTACCTGATCGGTTCCGCTTGTTTCGTTGTAAAATCGTTGTTTGAATTCGCCCGCTTGTGTTGCACTTAATTCCTGATCTACGTCCTCGTTGTAGATAATAAGGGGTGGCCTCCGTTTTTGAAACTGGCTATTTCCGCCTCTGTTGCGGCCACATCCAATTGCATTACCATCGCCATTGCCTGTATAGGAGACAGGCCGCGTAGCTGGCAGTTATTAGAATCCCAAATAGGGTTGAAGTACTTAATCTGTAATACTTCTTCAGGGCGTAATCCCAATTCTCCATACAGGCTAAATACCCACCCCCCTATCCCAACAGGGAATTTGCCGTCTGGAACGGCCTGCATGTAGTTTGTAGGGAGCGTGTACATCTCCCTAACAGTGCCCTGATTAGCCCCTGCGCTAAGACGCCGAAGGAAAATATCTGCCTCCCCAGTCAGGTTCAGGAAACCGTACACATTTTCTAAGAATTCGAACTGACTTTGCTGCGAATTGGGGCGATTTAAGACCCTGTTTATCTCGCTGTTAGCATCTACCTGCTGCATTGCCTTTTTCTGCAAAATAGCTGCCTTTTGAAGCGATTCTAGCGTAAATGTATCGCCAGATGTGAGTTGCTTATATGCTTTAAACGCTCCTTGGTCTACTATTTTATATTCGTAGAAAGGAATGTTTGCCGACATTTGAATTTTCTTGCTAACGATAATATACACAGCCGCGCTGGCACCCGTATAAGCCCTAAGCGACTTACTGGTGCTTACTTTTGTATTGACCGGAACGATATTATTTAAAACAGCATAATCACGATTAACGTATTGATCTATCTGTGCTTGGACGGCTGGAGAAACCCCTTCACCAGTAGAATTCCGCCCTAATCCTACGCTGTACAGCACTTCGGCAAAAGCCTTCTTGGAAAAGGCTTTCTTTAATAAATTTGCCATCCTTTTTTACGTTTAAAATGTCTTTGTATCGCCTGAACAAGCGCGTCGTTTACGTCGTCATGGCGGTTGTTAGGAAACTTAATAATACCTTGTTCGTCGTCGTCTAATAGTAAAGATATTAAACTTTCTCTAATACAAACAAGTCCGGCCTCGGCTGGCGGCGTTGCGTTTTGTGTCCTGGCCACCTTATCGCCACCTTTAACAACTGTTTCGACCGCGACAATGCCATAATCCTTCAGGACTTCTACGGACGATTTACCAGAGGATTTAGCCTCTACAAAATGCGGCGAAGGCATAACAGCCATAAATTTCACCATGTCAACAAACTTTTTCCGGGTAAATCCTACCTTGTCGATGTACATTTTACCGTCTTTTTTGCCTGATGTCACAAAGCCTACAGCGTCGTTTGTCTGTTTTTCTGTCTCGGCTGTGTCCCAGTCGGTGCCATATGCGTCTAACTCTTCAGGTTCAGGGAAAATAGCATCTGGTATGACTTTGAACCATTCACGACGCCAGTATTCGCCATCCTCTGGAGCAGAAACCTGCATATACTGATTAGCATACTGAAGTGATCCCAACTCTATCTTTATGAGGTCTAATGATTCTTTGTCAAGTCGTTTTGTATCTAATAAATCATTAACATATTTTTCGGCCAGGTGAGCTGGCTTTATATACTCTGATTTCTGCGCAGGTAGGCAGATGTGATTAACAGGTTTTTTGTCTGCCTTAGATAGCATTACGCCAGCCGGATCTTCTTCGTGCAGGCGCTGCATTACAAGGATTGTAACGCTGCGTTTTCGGTTTGTTTTACGCGACGGTAGGGTTGTAGTACAGAAACGTTTTGCGGTCTTTAAATCCGCCTGGCTGGCCGCTCCTTCGGTGCTAATAGGGTCGTCGTTAATTATAAAATCGGCGTGCATACCCACAACGCGGCCGCCTGTAGAGGTTGTAAAGCGTTCGCCCTTCTTTGTGTTTTTGAAGTGGCTTTTGCCCTTTGTATCTTCCTTTAGCTCAATCAGCCCCGGGAAACATGCCTGGAACTTGTCTGACAAAATACAGTCGCGTGTTTTAACCGCATGAGCGATACTCAAATCGGCGGCATAGGAAGACGAAATAACGCGAATAGATGGGTTTTGCACCCACAACCAGGCTGGGAACAATTGTGTAACCATTGTTGATTTTGACGACCCTGGAGGCACATTTATAAGTATATCCGCCTGTCGGTCGCCTGCTGCCCAGCGCTCGTATACCGATTGAAGTTCGTTACAAATGAACTCGATATGCCAGTTATCAACGAACTCAACCGCCTCTATTGTTTCCCAAAACTCTTTGAAAAACCGGTAATAACTGCGCCTACACAACTCCCCCAGCGCCCGCCACGGGTCTAACTGCGGCAACGATTCTATCGAGTGTTTCATTATCGAGCTTGCTATAATCTATTTCTTTTTCTTCTTTGTTTACGTTCGTAATCTCGCATTTGTCAGACCAACCCATGTTTTTTAACGCGAACATGGGGCCAGGCACGTATTCGCTGTGAAGTTTCTTCTCGTAATTATTTTCTATTCGTAAACGCGCTCTTTTTATTATGTAAGAAAACCCTGGTCTTTTTTCATAGTCGTAGAAACTTTGCCGGGATTCGAATCCCAGGTATAGGCAGAGCCCTGTAATCGTAATTGGCTCTGGCTCGCGTGACCAAACCTTTACCTGCACAGGGAATCCTTTTTTGTCAAATTTGTCCACCATGCTAAACTCTCCCTTCACATGCTCGAAATACGCATCGATTTCTTTCGCCATCTCGGCCGGGTCTGAATATAAAGGGGGCGCTCCGCCCAGGCCTAAATTTACAATCGCATCACTCATATTTTTAATATTTAATACAAATATAATAAAAATAAAAAAGCCAGGTAGAAACCTGGCCTTGTTGAGAAGCTATGCATCCTTGTTTACATTTTAATCAGTTTAGATAGCTTTATTTTAAAGATAGTGGTTTTATCTCTAAAATTTGATAAATGCCCGTTATAGTGTTCATACCCCATTACTGCGTAAGTTTGGCCCTCAAAAACAAAGGCTTTAGCCACAACATCGTACGGCTGGCCGGTAAAAGGGGCAAATTTTCTTACCAGGATTTCTTTAAGTTCATTTTCGAAATAGGCATTAAATAATTCTGATCCTTCAGACACCCATTTAGTTTGTGCGATTGTGTACATTGTTTTTGTTTTTTGTTTACACAAAGCTACGTAATTCCAACATAGCATCCAAATATTTTTTTATTTTTCTACAAGAAAAAGATCTCTATCATGTTCGATATTGGCAATAAGATAATTACCATTGTCCCTAAAACAATATACAGTACTTCCAATGCAGGCGTATAGTGTATATTTTTCGTTTGATTTGTCAAACAGGTAGACTTGCTCCACTTCTATACCCAACCTGGTAACGACTTTATGATTTCCCTTCTTGAATATTTCCCA